TGGATCGCAGCGATGAGCATCGTAGACGAGAACGGCCAACTCGTATTTGGGGAACAGGACATCGAGGCGTTATCGCGCAAGTCGGCGCGCGCGTTGGATCGCATCGTTGAAGCCGCGCTGCGCCTAAACGGACTCGCGCCAGAATCGGCGACCGAGGCAAAAAAAGACTGAAGGAAAGCCCGGAACGGCTAATGTGGCTGCGCCTTGCGTTGGCGCTAGGCTGTTCCGTGCGCGAGGCGCAGGCCAGAATCAGTAGCGCTGAATTTACCGAGTGGTGCGCCTACTATCAGATTGAGCCATTCAGCTCATTCGCTGAATGGGCGCGTTGGGCCCAAATGATGGCGCTGCTAACCAACGTCCATCGCCGCCCGGGCACTCGCCCGGCGCGCGCGCAGGACTTTATGCCAAAGCCGCCCCAGACGAGCGAAGACCACTTACGCATTCTGAAGGCGATGTTCCCGCCAAAACATGGCTGATATAGCGACGCTCACCGTCACGCTGACCGGCCAGGTCGCCCCGCTGCAACGGGCGCTTGCGGTTGCCGAGCGCGATACGTCGCGGACGCTCGGCGCGTTGCAGGCCGGCGCCACCGGCGCGGGGCGCGCGCTGGGCGCGGCGATGAGCAATGCGTCCACGACCGTGACCGTTGCGCTGAAAGCCGTTCAGGCTGGCGCGCACGAGATCGGCGGCGCGTTGTCCGGCGCACTGGCCGCCGGCGCGTCCACCGGGCGCGCTGCGCTGAGCGTGCTGGGCAACGCAGCCCAGGGTGCGCTCGGCGCGCTTGGCGGGCTGGCAGCCAAGGCCGGCGGGGTGGCGACTGGCGCTCTGCGCTCGCTTGGGCGTGTGGCGGAGTACGCCGCCGGGCAGATTGTGGCGATGGGCGTAGCTGCAAGTGCTGCGCAGATCAGGCAGGCGCTGGGCGAGTACGCAGATTACGAGCGTCTTAGCGCGTCGCTGCAGGCGCTGGTCGCTCGCGAGTTGCTCGCGACCGGCCAGGCGCAGGACATAGCGTCTGCAATGCAGCAGGCGGCTGGTCGTGCAAATGAATTGCGTAGGTGGATAGAGCAGCTAGCGATCGAGTCGCCCTTCAGTCAAAAGGATGTGGCGAATTCGTTTAAGACGGCGCTCGCCTACGGCTTCACGACCCAGGAGGCCCAGCGGCTGGCGCGCGCGATGATCGATTTTGCCGCCGCCACCGGCGCAAGTGGCGCGGTGATGGATCGTGTTGCCTTGGCTCTGGGGCAAATCAAGGCGCGCGGCAAGTTGGCAGGCGGTGAATTGTTGCAACTTACCGAGGCCGGCGTGGATGTTCGGGATGCACTGGCTCGGTCATTCGGCAAGTCGCGGCAGGAAATCGAGGCGATGATCGAGGCGGGGATAGACGCTGACACGGCCATCTCCGCCATAGTCGGCACACTCGAACGTGACTTCAGCGGCGCGGCCAAACGACAGGCCAACACGTTCGCCGGCTTGCTCAGCACGCTCACCGACGTGCGCGCTGTGTTACGCCGATCGCTGCTCGGCCCAGCTTTCCGCGCTGCGCAGCCCGCGTTGGAACGTTTTGTTAGCACGCTCCAGGAACCGCGCACCATCGCGCGCGTCGAGGCGCTGGGGGAGCGGCTGGGGCGGCTTACGGCGCGGGCCATTGAGCTTGGCCAAGCGTTCTTGCTCAATCAGTCACTAAGCAAGGTCGAGCAGGCCATCGCCGCTACCGGCGCGCGCCTGCGCCGAGCGGCTGAGTTTGCCGCCGATCTCGCCCGCGGCGTAATCTCGTTTGGGCGCGCGCTTATCCAAAGCGACGCGGTGGATCGCGTTGTCGCGCTGGCGCGCGGGGCACTGGGGGCGCTTCGCGCGCTGGGAGAAGAAGTAATCGAACTCACGCAGGGCGCGCTGACTACGCTGCAGCAGCGCGGCTTATCCGGCCTGCTTGCTTTCCTGGCACAGGCTGCCGGCGACGCGCTTGGCGTTCTAATCGCGCTGGCACGCGAGCGCGTCATCCCCGCCGCCATCTCGCTGATAGCCGAGATCGCCGAGCGCGTGCGCGAGTATGCGCCGCGCGTTCTCGCCGGCATCGCGGACGCCGTGCGCGATGCCGCGCCCGCCGTGCTATCCACCGCCGGGCGGACGATGGCCAGCGCTGGCGAGCTGCTCTTGCGCGCGCTGGATGGCGTCGCGGATCGCGCGGGCGATTGGCTAATCCGGGCTGCTGATGCGATGGCAGCCCGGGCGCCGGAGCTGCTCGCGCGTGCGCAGATGGTGGACTGGGGCGGCTTGCTGAAGCGCTATTTGCTCGGCGGCGCAGAAACGCCTGAGCAGGTCGTTGAGTGGGCGTTGAGGGCTGCAATCGTGGCCGCTGGCGGTCTTCTCGGCGGGATGCTGGCCGGGCCGGCGGGCGCGGTGGCCGGCGGCCTACTCGCGCGCTGGCTGATCGATCTCCCCGCCGTGCGCGATCTTATTGGCCAAGCGAGCAGCGCGGTGGTGAGCGGCGCGCGCACCATCGCCGACCGGCTGCGCGAGATCAGTCAGTCGCCCATCTGGAGCCAGATTGCGGAGCGAGCGCAGGGCATATTCGCTCGCGTTGGCGAGCTTGCCGCGCCGTTCGTTGAGCGCACACGCGCGCTCGTGGAGCGTGCAGGCGGCATGCTGGGCGACTTTTTTGCGCGCAACCAAGAGCGATTTGAACGCATCGGCCAGAACTTCTTACGCATCATCGAAGACGTTGGGCGGTCGCCGATATGGCAGACGCTCTACGACGTCGCCCTGCGCAGCTTTGAATTTGTCGCGGGACTGATTGAGCGCGGCTTGGACGCGCTGCTGAAGTTCGCTGACGTAGTACTCGCTTTACTGGCAGGCGACTTCAATCAGGTAGGCGAGCTGATGAAGCGCTTTGCTGAATCGGCCATTGGCTTTGTGCGCTACCTGATTGAAAGCGGCGCTAGCACGATACTGCGCAATCTGCGCGATCTACTAGTGCGTGCGCTTGAGCTTCTGACGCCGTTCCTAGCCGGGATTGTGGGAAGCCTGCGCATGATTCCCGGCGCTGAACAGCTATTCGGCCAGCAGATTGCAGACGCCGAACGAGCTATCCTTGGCGCGCCTCAAGCGCTTCGCGCAATCGAGATCGCGCCGATGAGCCAGTGGCAAATGCCGCAGATCAACCTGACAATCAACGCGCCGAGCACCGATGCGCGGGAGATCGTTGACGAAGCGATGCGCAGCTTGAGGCTGGCGATGAGTTTGAGGCCATGAAGGTGAGAATCAAGCGCGATGACCAGCAATTGCTAATCCATGACGACACGCAGCGTTACTCGCTCGCCTACGCCATCCTCGCGCATGAGGGACTAGGCTCGCCGCCAGTGGAACGAATTAGGCTGAGAGGGTGGCGGCAGGATGGCGAGACGGACATCGGCGCAGTGCTGAGGCCGCGTAGGTTCTCTTTGGTTTTACTCATTGACCCATACCGGCAGCGCTCAAACAACAACCTCTTTTACGTGCGCCAGCTTCTAAGGTTTCTTGCTCCGGATAAAGAGGTGGAGTTTGAATTTGAGCTGCTGCCGGCAGTGGTGCGACGCCTAAACGCCGCGCTGATTGACGCGGTGACTATGCCGAGCAGCGAGATATACCGCGACAGACAGAAGCTTTTGCTCAATCTTGAGGCAAGCGATCCGCTTTTCTACGATGCTCAATCACAAGCCATCGGTTGGTCGGGCATCGCTGCCGGATTGGCCATTCCTCTAAACGTCAACATCACAATGGGCGACGGCGCGTTAGACGCGCCGCTGGTCTTTAGCAATGACGGCACGTACCCAAGTGCGTGCACGGTCATCGTGCGCGGGCCGTGCTCGTCGTTCACCTTGACGCTGAACGGCGTAACCGTCGGCTACGGCACGCTTGCCGCCGACCGCGAGCTGCGAATCAATAGCGCTTGGGGGCGTGTGGGCGCCGCGGAGCATAACGCGGCGACTGGCGAATTCATCGCAAACAGACTGGCAGGAGTGATTGGCGATCTGACGCGCCTGCGCGTGATACCAAGGGCTAACACAGCGCGGGTGAGTATCTTTGGCGGGTCGCCACAGACGCAAGTCACGCTGGCGTACACGCCGGCGTATCTATCTTTGTGAGGTGAGTGAATATGGCTGAACGAAGTTACTTGTGGCCAACTACGGGGACAGGTGACGGGCCCAGCGGTGGTTATCCATACACACAAGTCGCCGAGATGATGGAAGCTTTTTATCCGACCGGTGTGCTTTGGGGACTTGGCGTAACCGTGAGTGGATTCAACGTCACTGTAAGCCCGGGTAAAGCAATAGTGCAGGGGGTGTTGTACACAAACGATGCGCCTCTTGGATTGACTGCGGCCAACCCCGGCAGCGGAAACACTCGGCGCGACTTGGTTGTGCTGCGTGGCAATGCTAGCACTCGAACAATTAGACTGGCAATCAAACAGGGAGCAGTCAACAGCGGTACATATCCAACGCTACAGCAGGATGCGACATTCTCCGCCAGCGGCATATTCGAGATTCAGATCGCGCGATTGGTGGTGACAAGCGCGGGCGCGACGCTGGACGGCGGGGCGACTATCACAACGCCGCGCGGTATCGTTGGCACGGCGCAAATCGCTGATGGCGCGATTACCACGCCAAAGATCGCTGACGGCGCAGTGGTCACTGCAGACTTGGCAGATGGCGCGGTCACAACGCCAAAGATTGCCGACGGCGCGGTCACGCCGCAGAAGACATCTTTTATCGTGACAACGGCAGATCGTCGTTGGGGCGGATCGGGTTGGATAGCGGATACCGCACCAATAAGAATCGCGCGCGGGCAGGCTACATTTACAATGGCGGCTGGGCAGACAGCAACCATTGTTCAAATCGGAGTTTCCGGACTGTTTCCCCTTGGAGCGCTCCTATATGCTTACGCTCAAGTGTATACACCGACATCCTCAGATTTTGTGTGGGTATCAGACCACTCTTGGTTCGACACCAACAACATGATCTACGGATTTACGGTCAGGCGAACGGCTACAAGCGCAAACGCATATAACCTCGCGTTTATGTTGATCGGCCAAGCAGCATGAACATCTATTCGCTCCGCCCGCCTTGGCCGAATCAGGCCATAGAGCGCAAGGCGCTGCTGCGCTTTGTCGAGCTGCGCTATCGCCTCGCGGTTAACCAGCCAGCGCGCATCAGCGCGC